AGGAATGTTTTAGCGGTTTAAATATTGATGGAGGTGTTTGCTATTTTCTATGGGATTACTCAAATAAAATTGAAGTGGAGTTTTATTATAAGCCACGTGGTATGGATGCTATATTTTCTAAACGGTATCTCAAAAATGATTTTTCCGAAACAGTTACAAGAGATTTTAGGCAAATATCAATAATTCAAAAGGTTCATAAAAAGTGTGAAGAAAAGTTTACAAAAATAGTTTCTTCAAGAAAGCCATATGGAATTGCTACAGATCTATTCAATGCTCCTCAAAATTATGGGTATGATAAAATTCCTACAAAGCCTTTTAAGGATTCATACAAAATTTATGGTGTAAAGGGAAATAAAGGTGGTGCTAAAAGGATAATTGGGTACATCTCTTCAGATAAGATAAATTTTAATAATAGCATTCTGAATTATAAGCTGTTTCAATCATATGCTTACTCAACCACTTCAACACTTCCACCTGCGATAATTTTAGGGTTGCCCAATGAAGTATGTACTGAGACTTTTTTAATGATTGGGTCTTTTGAAAGCAAAAAAGAAGCTCAAAATTGTTTGGCATATACAAAAACAAAGTTTTATAGGGCACTTTTGTTTTTTAATAGAATTCAGAAAAATTTATCTCAATCAACATTTAATTTGATACCTATTCAAGATTTTCAAATTGAATGGACTGATGAAAAACTTTATGGCAAATATGACTTAACTGAAGAAGAAATTGCGTTTATTGAAACTATGATTCGTCCGATGGGATCAAGTAATGATTAACGATTTCTTTCCACAAAAACCTGATTTAAATCCTGTTATATATGCTTACGAGGATACCAGCATACAGTATAAAGGGCTGCTAAAAGGAGGTTCCCTAATGCCTAAACCAATAAGCAAACCAATGAGTAACCCCAATGCCTAAACCAATCCTAAACCCCAACCTAGAAGGGTTTTATGAATCACCCGACTACCGTTACTATGTACTGCATGGTGGACGTGCCAGTGGAAAGACTTATCATACGGCTGGGTTCTGCGTTTATCTAGCCGCAACGTATTCAGTTAAGTTTCTATGTGTACGCCAGTTTCAAAATAGGTTATCTGATTCGGTAATGTCTACTATTGTGGAGTGTATCGAGATAGCAGGGCTGATGGATGAATTTGTGGTGATTGCTAACGAGATACGCCATAAAACAACGGGGTCTAATTTTACCTTTTTGGGGATTAACAGAAACCTAAACGAAATAAAGGGGATGACTGGAATTGAAGTGCTATGGATAGAGGAAGCAGAAGGACTAACTGAAGAGCAATGGCGAGTTATTATGCCGACCATTCGTGCAGAGAACAGTAAGATATTTATTGTGTTCAATCCTAGACTGGCGACTGATTTTGTTTATAAGCGCTTTGTGGTCAATACGCCAAATGATTGTATTGTACGGCAGGTGAACTACCCCGATAATCCGTATCTGTCTTCTACTATGCTTAGGGTTATTAATGAAGCAAAAGAGCATGATGATGATTTTGCTCATGTGTATCTTGGTGAGCCAAAAGATGATGATGAAGCCGCTATTATAAAACGGTCACATATTATGGCGGCAATAGACGGTCATAAAAAGTTAGGAATAGAACCACTAGGTACACGCAGAATAGGATTTGACGTAGCCGATTCTGGAGAAGATGATTGTGCTATGATTGAGGCACATGGGTCTGTTAATCTATGGGCTGATATGTGGCATAGTAAAGATGACCAGTTGCTCAAATCGTGTACACGGGTGTGGAATAGGGCAAGGATTGAGAATAGCTTGATTGTTTATGATGCTATTGGTGTTGGTGCTACTTCGGGTGCAAAGTTTAATGAGTTGAATAATGGTAGTAAACTGAAGATAGAGCATCAGAAGTTTTTTGCTGGCGGTAGTGTGGCAAAACCAGAGGCGCAATATAGTAGATCTGGAATAAAAAACAAGAATTACTTCTGCAACATTAAGAGTCAAGCATGGTTTTTAGTGGCGGATAGGTTTCGTAATACGTTCAATGCTATTACCAACGGACAAGATTTTAGTGAGGATGAAATGATCTTTATTGATTCAACTATGCCTCATCTTAATATTTTGATTGATGAATTATGTAGTCCACTACAAGATTATGATAATAATGGGCGTGTAAAAGTTGAATCTAAGAAAGATTTAGCAAAAAGGGGAATATCATCACCAAACATTGCAGACGCTTTTATTATGGCGAATCTGTCTAGCGATATGCGTAGAAGAAGTTTTTTTGGATAAATAATACAAACCCCTAAAGCTCTGGCAAGCGATAAGGGTTCTAATCACAACAATTAACACAGGAATTGAGATGACTGAACAAATTATAACAAAAGAATTGTTAGATGAGTTATTTGAATATAAAAATGGTAGTCTTTATTGGAAAATAAAAATTAGCAAGAAAATTATTATAGGTAATAAAGCTGGCTCAGTTAATGGTAATAGGTATTGGCGAGTTAGGTTAAATAAGAAATTGTATTACGCTCATCGTTTAATATTTTCTATTCATCATGGATATATCCCTAAATATATAGATCATATTGATGGTAATAAATTAAATAATAAGATAGAAAATTTAAGAGAAGTAACTTTAATTCAAAATGGACAAAATTCTAAACTAGGAAAGGCTAATACTTCTGGTATTAAAAATGTAAGTTGGTGTAAAGTAAAAGATAAATGGGTAGTGAATATAAGAATTAATAGGAAAAAGAAAAATTTAGGATATTATGCCGACATAGAGCTTGCAGAATTGATAGCAATTGAAGCAAGAGAAAAGTATCATGGCACTTTTGCCAATCATGGGTGATAAATATGTTCAATTGGCTTAAAAGCAAACCAGTACCACAAGACCCAGCTCCTAAAAAGCGTAAAAGCTTATTTTCTACGCATAATGACTTTGAGCCGCATTTTAATGTTGCACATGATGCCCTATCTGCTATTTATAGAGATCAACCAGCTATAGCAAACGCAGAAGGCATGGCGATGGATGATTCCAGTAATGGTTATCCTGCTTTCAAGCAATACTCTTCTGCCCAAGCTAATATTAGCGATCAATTGATATTCTGGTACGCAAACCAAGGATTTATTGGCGCACAGCTTTGTGGAATATTAGCGCAAAACTGGTTAGTCAATAAAGCCTGTGCAATGCCTGGCGATGATGCAATAAGAAAAGGCTATAACATTGTTTCAGTGGATGGAGAGGAACTAGATCCAAAAGCCATAAAAATACTAAAGCATTATGATCGAGCTATGCAATTAACCTTCAATATGCGTGAATTTATCCGCAAAGGTCGTATTTTTGGTATTCGTATCGTTATGTTCAAGGTTATTTCTACAGATCCATTGTATTATGAGAAACCTTTCAATATTGATGGCGTAACACCCGGTAGTTATAAAGGTATGGTGCAAGTAGACCCCTACTGGACTGCCCCAGTGCTTGATGGCCCTTCTGCCAGCCAACCCGATACAATGCACTTCTACGAACCAACTTGGTGGCTCATCAACGGTAAAAAGATACACAGATCCCACCTGATAATATTTAAACATGCTGAACCAGTTGATGTTCTAAAACCCCAATATATTTATGGTGGGATACCTTTAACACAACAAATTATGGAACGTATCTATGCGGCTGAGCGTACGTCTAATGAAGCGCCACAATTGGCGATGTCCAAACGTACAACTATTTGGTTGACCGATATGGAAGCGGTAATGGGTGATACCAATGCGGCTACTGATAGATTGCAACAATGGGCGCAGTATCGTGATAACTACGGTATCAAGATGGGCGACAAAGAAGGAGATGAGTTTAATCAGTTTGATACTTCTTTATCTGACTTTGATGCGTTGATTATGACGCAATACCAATTGGTGTCTGCTATTGCCGGAGTGCCAGCTACTAAATTACTAGGGACTTCACCTAAAGGATTTGGAGCTTCCGGGCAGTACGAGGAAGATTCATACCATGAATCTTTGGAATCAATTCAATCGCATGATTTAACTCCATTAGCCGAGCGTCACCACATGTTGGTGATTAAATCATTTATACCGGATATTGATATTGAAACAACTTTGAACTGGTTGCCTCTCGATACTCAATCTTCGGAAGAAGTTGCTAATGTTAATTTAACTAAAGCGCAAACAGCAACAATTCTTATTGAATCTGGTATTATCTCTAGTGAAGAAGAGCGTCAACGTATTGCTACAGATAAAACCAGTGGTTACAATG